TGAAGGATAAAGAACAACCGACCCCGGTAAAATTTTCTTAGTCAAATTTGCATTTGGGTAAAACAACTCACCGCCTTCACATTCATCAATGAGTGTAAGACCGGATGTCACTACCGTATGAACAGGAAATTCTGTAACTGGAGCATCGTGGCGTCCTGCATTTATGCCCATGTTCCACTCATCGTCACCTCGCTCATACGTCTGATCAGAATGTGGTCCAAGATCCTGACCCTCTTCATAGAGGCAACAATGACTTGGTGTTCTCCACCAAATAGATGGTCTAACTTGAGGATAAATTCTCATATACACGCGTAAGCACTCTGCTACTACGGCATCCATTCTGTTTACAAATTCAAGATCTTCTGCATTTGCCCCATGTTTCAATCCCACCAACCGTCCGGGCGCCTGCTTGAACTGTTCAGGAGTAAATTTGTAACCACCACGATTGATATAATTTCCATCTTCATCTATGACATAATCCTGTTGCATGTCTGTTTTTATTCGACGGTCATACCATGTTCTAGCGCGTTGTTCTTGTCTTCGGCGAACCCAACCTTTTACCCAATCTGGATCTAATTCTGGTTGTACTGCATCAGGGAAAACAACTACTCCGCAATCATACTTTTCAGGATCAAGCAAGTGGGGACTAATCGGAGTGCGCATTGGTCCATACCTCATCTGTTCGCGAATATAATTCTGGATTAGGTGGTTCATTTTCTTCAATAAGCCGCCTCTTGTAATCCTTAGCATCTTCTGGTGGTATCTCACCCACTAAAGGAAAATCATTAGAATCTAATATGTCTACAATTGTTTGAGCCTTTTCCCCAGATACAAACAAGAAGCGCACATGCTGTGACTTGTTATGCTTTTCACCTTGTGCGGGCGGATAACCATAAATCGCAGCAGAAACATAAGAAGCCCCATTATTGTTAACGTATTCTTCTAGAGCCTTTTCCCAACGACTTTCAACTGGATCATGGATAATGGTGTTGCAATCAAGATATATACCCTTAAACCCCGCTTCCATTACTTCCCTCGCAACTGGAAAATGAACCTCCTCGTCGGGTCTATCTTTTTGATACACAGCAAAAACACCTCTACCATCACAAATGGACGCGATTACATCAGCCTGTTCAACCATGTTTGCAATAGTTCCAACATCTTTATAGTTTGCCGTTTCAACTCGATCAACTGTTCTTTCAGAGCGCCCTTCCGTGGCGCACAATATCTCACAACCACTAGCATTGAAGGCTTTCGCAATAGTCAACCCCATAGAACCGGGATGCAATACGCCTACTTTCAAATTATTACTCATAATACGTATTATACCCTTCTGTCATATACACGTTACTTGCTTCTCTAGCCAGTTCTGGTTGAGTCGCAGGGTCTGCAACTGCTTCACGAAACTCTTTATTAGGACTTCCATGACAATACCATCCAATATGAGAGTACCGTGTGCCCTTCTCCACTCTACTGACTCCATGGGCAGCAATATAGTTAGAAGGAAAAAATATAATATCTCCCTTTCGGGGCCTGTAGTCAATTTCTAAATATCCGAACTGAACCAATCCGCCCACATAATTAGTTCCATCTAACTCTTCCTCTGTAGAAACACTGTCATTGAAAAAAGTTGAATGTGAAACTGTTGTGCGTGTTGCTATTTGATCAGGAGGATGAGGCAAACCATATTTATAATCAACACTTTGATCTGAATGCATACCCAAATAAGAACCTTCTGGATAAAGCAAGATATGACTTCTAATTTTCCACCAGATACATTTACCCGCCAATGGAAATAACTTCAAATAATCTAAAAGACATTCATCGGTTCTTTTTTCTATATTTAAAAGTATCTTTTTAAATTCTGGAGATCCATCTCTTTGAACGTATGCACAATGTTGCGGCATCGTATACACAGAATGGGCTGGAAAAAAATAACCATTCCTATTTATGAATCCATCTTCCCCAGTAATAGGATCCTTTCCGGGTTCATACATGACTTCACGTTCTTTTGCCGCGGACTCCTCTGCAAAACCTGCGAGAGCCTCCCAGTCGGCTTCTATGGCGCTCTCATAAAGAACCACGCCACCGCCTAAATGCTTACCTTCTGCTGGTCGTGGCTTCCAATTAGTTCCTTCCGTCACGCTTTTCTTCTTTCTTTGGAACGAGTCTGAATAATTCTTCCTCATCTTCAAAAGTGTTATATGCAGGAACCAACCAAGCATCCTTGTTGCCTCCATGAAAAGCCGCCCGATCAAATATTCTCTGCCCCCTTTGGAAACCCAAACTGACCGCATGAGCATATCGAACACCACAAAATAAAATAAGATCGCCTTCTAACCACGAATACCACTGTTGATTTTCTTCTGTATACACAAAATCTTGAATCCATTGATTGACATTAGAAACATCTTCTTCAGAAAGAGCAGGACACGTATCAGGATTTATCTGATAAGGAGGCTCTGGAGTAGTGGTATGCCCTTGAGCAAACACCACAATTTTTCCAGAAATAGGATCTTCTTTAAATAATTTGTGAGGATAATGAAAAATTTCTGTTGGAAGAAATGAAACTTGTGCTTCTAACATGCACGCATCCTTCAATGCTTCTTTCCAATCGTCAGGCATTGAGTTGTAACATTGATGCATGTCTACAAACCCCGTTTGACCTCCGGGTTGTTGATCTGATTCATGTGGCACTTGAAAAGTATGCATATTCAAAGCAATGATTTGAGGTAAATGCTCCTTGTATGTATCTTCAAGATGCCACGCTAAAAATAATCCACCATTTGTGGAACTGTAATTTTGGGCAATGTGATCGAATCTAGTTTTGTGCTCAACATCTTGGGCTATAGGACTATCAACCATCCCCAAAGCATGAGTCACATTCTGAAACTCATCGCGTGTTAACCCTAATTGTCTAAATGCAATAACACCTTCCGCCTTTAAAGCCTCCGTATAAATCGTAGGGTTTTCAAGTATGTCTTCTTTAGTGACATTCTTATACTCAATCATCCCAATACCTTAAATGCTCTTCTCTGTCATACAGCATTTGTACGCTAGTTAATATGCTCGACACCAGTTCTTCCCTGTCATCGTCATCTTCCATGTGGTACATAGAAGCATGTATGACATCTAAAACCCCTTGCACTAATACCGATATGGAAGGAGGTTCATCCTCATTAAATTGATCCGCCATATATAGATGTCCCCAATTTAATGGTCTGTTCTCTACGGAAGGGTAATCTCTCCAATCTGGATAATGCCAAGCATTCCCCACATGCCGTAATTCTTTCGGAGTTTTAACAACGCGTACGACCTCTTCTTCTCGGTCCGCCACATTCTCTCCGTTAAAGAACACCCATGTAAGAGTTCCATTCCGGCTAAATATGAAAGCCCTACTATTTGGGTATTGTTTTTTGTAAGGAGCCAACTTACTTCCCATAACTGAAGCATCATCTATTGCAATGGCTTCAAAATCATCTAACGATTTTAATTTCTCACACAGAGCGTTTAAATCTTCAGGCAACCCTCTTGCAAAACCGCCATTAAAAGCAACTAATAAAACTTTGCCCTTATAAGGCTGAAAAGAAAGATCACCATATATTCCTCTGGTATACACCCAAGGAATATGATCTCCTTCTTTCATGTGAATCATTCGGGCACTTCCAAAATTTCTGAACGCTCTGCCTTTGGGCCAATGCGCTCACCTTTTTCATTCAAGCCTGTTCGTATACTCCCCATCCAAGTCCACGGTTCTTCCTCTAACTGTTTCATCTTGGCGTCACCATATTCTTGACGCTCCTTCATCAACTCAGGCTTATCCCAATAATTTTCTACTTCAAATTCAACTTCTGACAATAATGATTCTTCATAAAACTGAAAAAACATAAATGGCATTCCTTTAGGAAAAGTAATAGGAGTGTTTTCTTTTGTTATTCTCCAATTCATATTCCACTCATCAGGCCACCATGACGTAGGAATGTTCGCAGTCATAGGAACGGCACCATCAACAAAATAGTTAGGTGTACCCGAAACCCATGTGCAAATTCCGGGTGGAGTGTTCATAGACCACGAAGTAGCGAAAGAAATTGTTCCAATAATGCTAGAAAAAACAATTGGTCTTGAATACTCCTGTCCATCAGTAGTATGAGTCATCATTTCTCCAGTCAAGATGCGTGGAGGTGTATTCCCCCCATCCCACTGAACAACAACATCTTGTTGAAGTTGCATTTCCCAACCATGAATATTTGCCGATGTTACGGGATAACACTTATAAGCATGTTTTTTGTAAGTTTCATCCATCCAATCGCGTCGTGGACGAGATTGTTTAATTGTTGGCGGGTTCTGATGAGTGCGGGTAAGTGTTACCTTCATGTTCCAGCAGTAGTCACCTGTGGGTTTTCATCGTCCACAGAAGACGACTTAACCTCTGCATATGCTCCATGATTTTGATGATTGCGGTCATTGTAATCAAACATAGTTACACCAGAATATTTAATTCCCTCCGTGACAGGAAGTGATTGATGGGCGTATATAAAAGTAGATGGGAAAACAAGAAGGTCTCCCGCTTCAGGCAAAAATCTAATATCTAAATATGGAAATTCTAATTCCCCACCTTCATAAGCATTATTCAAATAGCCCACTGTTGAAACGGTAGCGCTATAAGAAAACCCATGATCCGCATGAACGGAAAAATGTTGACCTTCTGTGTACCTTACAAAATTTGTTGCCTCTTCATATTCCATTTCGATGTTGTAACGCCTCGTGTAATCTGCCACACAATGACGAACTTCTGTAATGTATTCTGAATAAACTTTGCCTGCATCTTCAAACTCTTCAGGAATGTTTTCTAAATCCGAATCCCGCAATTTAAAATCGTGACAATCTCTATAGTCCGGCATTTCCTGCAAATCCCCCACAAGAGCCTTATGCCATGAATAGCAGACGTCCTCGCTGTCACCAATAGCATTTTCTAATCTTTCGGCAAGATTAGATTCCTCCGGCCATACCTTTTTATATAAACAAATCCCGAATCCGGGATGTCCACATGCTCCTGCAAATTCCATATTATTCTTCTCCAAACGCTGCTAATGAATATTGATTAAATCCAGTAACAGTATAAAAAGATGGTGTCGTCCATCTTATTCCAGACTTTATTTCTTTAACTCCATGCAAATAATTAACATCACCTATATGAGCGACTCCCATACCTGCTTTTATTTCTAATTCTATATCATGTTGAGGATAATATATTTGTCCACCCTCAAAATCGTCATTCCAATAAATAATAGAATTGAGATCGTAGGTAGGGAACGGGTTCGGTGTCCCATCATTAAGTTGCTTGTCGGCATGAGGCAACTGTTCATTTCCGGGCAACCACCTCACAAGAACTGGTGGGCGAGCATATGTGCTAACTCCAAATTTATCTTCTATTGCCATCCCTATTTTTAAAATATATTTATTGATCATTTCAAATATAAATGGATTTATCCGCTGAAGGATGTCTCCGCTACACATACGATCCCACCAATAAGAAGCATCATAAATACAAACACCTTCATCGTTGTATTCTGTTTCCCTAGGGTTGTCCCATTCTTTTATATGTGGCATAAAGGCAGACATATTCTCTAAATCCACAGGACTTACCAAATCAGGAATAATTATAATATTGTCCGAAGAATCACCAAAATAACCCGGCGGCACCAGTGATTCCTCCATCATTAAAGATTCCTCTTTCATCTAAAAATACTACCAGATATTGTCTAGAGGAGAAGGTCTATGTCTTCTTTCAACTTTTGTACAGCATCATCAATATTGGCTTTTTGTGTAGGAGTAGGCCACCCCTCATGCCACTCATTAAGAGTATCTATATAAGATTCTTTGTAATGTTTCCATTTTTCAGGTGGCATTAATTCAACATCATGCATACCGCGAGGCATGTCATATGGAGAACCATCAGGTTGCACCCTATTGAAAGACACCCCCACATCTGGATCAAATATGTCAAACGGAAGACCATGTTCATCTATTTCACCACTTAAAAACCCATTATGATAACGACGCACTTGGGTGCCCGTTCTATCTACAAGAAATTTTTCCATGTGACCCGGAACTGGCCTCCAACCCGGCTTTGTCACATCGGGAACTTTCAACTTAGGATCGTCCGCCCAATCGTTAACTTCCCAATGGTGAGGCATGCCATTTTCTTCTAATGGAAGTTTGTCTCCTTCTGTTATGAAAAACCAAAACGGATGAGGTTCTTGTTCTTTTACAGACCCTTTAAGTCTCTTTGGATCATACATATTCCAATCTTTGTCATACCGAGCATTGGTCAACTCGGAAAAAGTATAAGTAACACCAAATTCTTCACGACCATACCGTTCAGCAATTTGACCGGGAGTTAGTTCCTCTCCGGTTTCTTCCTTCAAATTGCAAGCATAAGTTTCTAATCCTTCTCCAAACTCTGGAAGATTATGTCTAGGGAAGTCATCTACAACTATTATCGCAACATTAAAATCTTCATCTGGATAAGACTCATGCAATTCCTGCAAGGCAATATGTTGCGTTATGTTTCCACAACCAGCGGAACAATTGGCAAACAAAGTAACTTTTCCTTTGAATTGTTGCAAATAACCGTCTGTTCCGTCAGCCGCTTTCATATCAAAATCATAAACTGATCTATCAAGTGTTAATGTTTCTACAGTAGTCATGCTCTAAATAATATCATCGTCGGCTTGTCGCTGATGCTTCCTATATGCACCCTTGCGCCGAAAAGTCTGAAAGCCTCCATGTCCAACACCCCTGTTAGTGGCATGTTTGTGCATGTATTCATCTCCCATAATAACTTTTTTAACTTGATCACTTCTCTTAAAAGGAATCAAATGATAAATAGGTGTGCCAGCAGGAATAATAAATTCTTCATCAGACAACACTCTTAAAGCCACATTTCCTCTATGAAAATAATCACTATTAATCACAGAAGGCAATACCTGATATCTGGAATCAGGTTCATAAAGAACAGGTAAACATAATAACGAATAACCGGGAGCAGTTTTATATAGAAACGGGGATCTCAAATCAGGACATCCAGCATGTTCCACTGGGCGATCCTCCATAAAAGGACACCCTTTAGTCGTTTCTGCATCAAATTGTTCAGCAGAAAAAAAGGAATCCGCCATGGCCACTGCCGTACCGCCACCTTCTGTGGGGTGTATCTTCACATCCCCCCACAACGGCACAGTAATACCAAGAGATAAATAATCCTGAATACCCTTACAACGAGCAACCGCTACATTATCCTTGCCCGCTTTCTTAAACCAATCAGGCCAACCAGCAGAATTGCGAAAAGGTGGATGTTCCAACAAGCGATTATCTTTTGGCACTACCAATATCTCATTGGGTTTCACTTTAGGCCAGTCAGCATAAGACCGGAGATTACGCAACCTTCTAGAAAGCATCCTCCAAGTTTACACCCTTCTTAGATGAAGTGTGGCGGAAAGTGTGGCGGAAAGTGCGGTGGGAAGTGTGGTGGGAAATGAGGTGGAAAGAATGGTGGGAAATGAGGTGGGAAATGTGGTGGGAAAAATGGTGGGAAATGAGGAGGGAAATGAGGAGGAAAATGAGGAGGAAAATATGGACTGTAATAAGTGTAGTCAATGGTAAAACCTAACGGATATTCCGTATCAGCCGCTACCACCTGTGATTCTACAGTATTTAATACCTGTGAACCAGTAGCGTTAGTAGTCGATTTAGTTCCTACCGTGAATCCAGCCGACGTTATCTGTGAGTCAGCATTGGTCGTAGTTTCACCAACAATATCAGGAACGGTGTCTTTTCTAGGCCCCGTTCTACCCTCTGACTCAGCCATTATGCCTCAAGGTCTCCTACCAGTATCCACTCGTCTGTAGCGATCTTAATACAAGTTACAGATGAGTACTGGGCACGCAATTTCAAACCCGGTGTGTATCTCAAAGTCACACCAGAACCAGCCGCCATGGTTACTTCACCAGAACCAAGACCAGCAACCTGAACTTGAGTTCCCACAGGGAACGCAACACTGCTATTAGGTGGAACTGTAATTGTCTGAGCGGAACCATTGCTAGTTGTAACTAACTTGCCTCGGTCCGCGAGTACGAAGGTGTAGGTGGTGCCCGACTGGGCATTCAAAGCAATATTGTCAATAACGTTTCCTGTTACATCAACAGTGGAACCGTCCATGACAACAAATTCTGAACCAGCGACATCAAACCGGATTTTGTCCTCGTCTGAGGATTCCTCAACCTGAATCTTCGTGTCGTCATCAGCGTCTGCGATTGAGTCGCTACTAAGAGCGCCCAACTCTGTCTGAACATAAGCCGTAGTAGCAATCTGAGTAGTATTCGTATCCGCCGCAGCAGTTGGAGCCGCTGGAGTACCCGTAAGGGTTGGAGAAGCCAAAGTAGCGTAATCACCCAACTCTGTCTGCACATAGGCGGTTGTGGCGATTTGGGTCGTATTTGTATCCGCTGCCGCAGTTGGGGCAGCCGGAGTACCTGTCAAGGTTGGAGAAGCCAAAGGTGCATAATCACCAACTTCAGTCATTACGAACGCTGTAGTCGCAACCTTTGTTGAACTATCATTAGCCGATTGAGTAGTAGCAGTAGTTCCATCTGTAAGAGCAGTGATTGCACTCAAGTTTCCTGTAGTTACAACTGTTCCAGTTACATCAGGAATAGTAATTGTTCTATCTGCCGTTGGATCGGTGATAGCCAATGTGGTTTCGTGGTCATCCGCTGTTGCACCTTCAAATATGAAAGGACTAGCGCCTGCGATTGTTCCACTAAATGTGGCAATACCTGAAACTGTTAAAGCAGTTAGTGTTCCAACACTTGTTAGTGAAGAAGTCGTAACTCCTGACCCAAGGGTTGAAGCATTTAGAACCGATGTGCCTGCGATATAGATGGCTTTTCCAGAAGCGAGGTCGATATGTTCTGAAGATGTCCAAGCGTCTGTCGAATTGACCCAATTCCATGTTTTGTCAGTTGCACCCTTCAGGGTGATTCCACCGCCGTCAGCAGTAGTGTCGTCAGGAGAAGCAACAGAACCAAGTTCGATATTCTTATCATCAACACTCAAAGTTGTGGAGTTGATCGTTGTTGTAGTTCCGTTAACCGTGAGATCGCCAACGATCGTTACAACACCAGTAGCGCCGATTGTCATTCTTTCAGTGCCAGCGGTGTCGAAGCGGATGATGTCTTCATCCGTACCTTCTTCTACCTGAATCTTTGTGTCGCCATCAGCATCAGTTATTGAATCGCTACTAAGAGCATTTAGACCAGTGTCCACGTAAGCGGTAGTAGCGACCTTTGTTGAGTTGTCGTCTGCCGACTGTGTAGTTGCCGTGGTGCCATCAAAGAGTGCTCCTGCATTCCCTGTGGTTATTACCGTACCCGTAGCATCAGGGAAAGTGATTGTTCTATCCCCAGTTGGGTCTGCAACAGTAAGAGTTGTTTCATGTGCATCTGCTGTGGCACCTTCAAAACGAAGCGTGTTGCCGGTATTTAGAAAAAGACCGTCATTTTTAATTCTTGCAACAATTTCATTTGAACCAGCAGAAACAACTGCAAACTCTATAAGTCCATCTTCAGCGCCAGCCGTTGGATCGTCAATCTTTCCAGTAATTTTTGCGTATGTGTGGCTTGCTCCACCAGAATCGTCACCTGTGAATTTTATTTGTCCAAGGTAATCCGCGGCAGCAGGGCTTGCACTGTCTCTTACTAGATCAATAATTGGTGCGGCTGCTGAACCAGCATCTGTACTGGTCGCTGTCAAATCCCCTGTAAAGGATGCATTTACTGCGCTCAGATCAGCGGTAACTGTTAAATCGTTTCCAATCGTCACATCGTCGGGCAGTCCAACTGTAACTGTTGCTGTTTCGGCACCTGAACCAGAAACTTCAACCTCATTAGAGGTTCCTGCAATCGTAGATATGTAACTACCAGTTGTATCTGTACCTAAAGCAACTGAATCAGCGGCAACTGTTGCCGTAAGAGTTGCACTAGCCAAATCTGTGATTGTTACGTTACCTGTAAGGTCACCGCCCAATGTGATTGTGAAATCTGCGACATTAAGATCAATCGCCCCATCCCCATCGTCATCGTAAGTAGCGGCGATACCTGAGTGTGAACCATTTGTAACTAACTGCCCTGCAACAATGTCTTGAACATTTTCTGTTACTAGAGCCAAGTCAATAGCACCGTCTCCAGCATCATCGTAAGTAGCAGTGATGCCTGTATGAGAACCATTGGTCGCAAACTGTGCGCCCGTAATATCTTCAACGTTTTCGGTTATAAGTGCTAAATCAATAGCGCCATCACCAGCATCGTCATAAGTGGCAGTAATACCTGTATGGCTTCCGTTGGTTGCCAACTGAGCACCTGCAATGTCCTGAACATTTTCAGTAACAAGGGCTAAATCAATAGCACCGTCTCCATCATCGTCATACGTTGCAGTGATACCCGTGTGAGAACCGTTTGTTGCCAACTGAGCGCCAGCAACATCCTGAGTGGCTTCCGTAAAATCTGTAACAGCAGTGGAAGGAATAGCAATAGTCGTATTAGAAGCGGCAGTTAAACGACCATAAGCATCTACCGTGTATCCGGGAACCTGTGTAGCACTTCCATAAGAAGCGGCAGTAACAGCCGTAGTCGCCAAATCCAAATCATCGGCATTGGTAACAATTCGTGCACTACTAGCAGTACCCACGTTTATCGTATTGCCTGTGATACTTACACCTGTACCAGCCGTAAATGCTTGCGTACCAGTGAACTGTGTGAAAGTAATACTATCTGAACCGATAGTGTGCGGATCACCAGTAGAAGTAACCACAAAACCTTGACCACTATTTGTACTTCCAGAAAGAGCATAAACAGAATCACCGGCTTTTACTTGACCAGCAGGAGTGCCATCAAAATCATCCGCACGGGTTAAAACCCAAGCGGCTGAACCAGAAGCACCCTGAGTGGTTACATCATAAATACCATTTTGCACTGCACTGGATTGATCTTGGACAAGAACACGATCACCCGCAGTAGCATTAACGCCATCCACAACAAGACGAACATTGGAATCAGAAGTAAGAGTTGCTCCTACACCAGAACTGCCATTGTCATATGTAGGAGAATTCGGCAAAGCGGCGGCAGAAGCAAGTTTTACTGCCTCATGCCAATTTACAGTTGCATCACTTGAAGACCATTTAACACCTGTGGTAGTAGAAGAATCTGCAACCAACACTTGACCATTGGAACCAACTCCAAGTCGTGCAATTGTATTATCTGCTGTACCAAGGATCAAGTCACCCTTAGCATCAATAAAGTTTGTACCGAGTACACCGATACCATAACTAAGGCTTGACCAAGCAGTACTACCGTCGCCAATCTTATACTGACCAGTGTCTGTTTCTATTCCAAGTTCTCCAGCCGCTAAGGTCGGGTCATTGGAAGTCCAGTTGGATGCTGTATCCCTTCTAAATTGAATTATTGATGCCATATTTCTTTCCTACCTATGCGTATGGATACGTCGAAGACGATCCACCATCTGCTGTAACGTAATATCGAACCCAAGCGGCAGAAGTTCCACCATCTGCTTTAGTGCTACTTACTTCTGAAGTGGCACCCGAACCACCTGCTAAAATCCATGAGCCTCCAGAGCGGAAATAGAGTTTGTCTCCACTTGTATCCACTGCCAGAGCACCATCTGAAAGAGATGCAGTGGGTGTATCGGCATCAGCCATTGTCACAAGACCTGCACTTGCTTCAAAAGTGTCATCTGTTTTCAAGGTATTTGCCGCAGAACGATAAAGAGTTGTATCGCCTGTTGCGGAACCACTACCCCAAGTCATCTTTCCATCAGCAGTAATAATGATTCGTTCCGTGCTTTCAGCATCAAGTTTGACCGTAAACGCCTCAGTAGACGTAGCGGCAAGTTCTTCTATGTTGATTGGAGTTTTAAATGCTTGTGCCATTACCTCACCCCTAACCCGTTACCACTACTCGGTATGCATTGCTTGCAGGAGCCGTTGAAAAATCGATTGTTGCTGAATCATTATCCGTACGAACAACATCAGAAATAACAGTGGCATAAGTAGTCGTGTCATAAACTTGAACACTTACATCACGAGTACCTAAACCGTGAGTAATTGTGTAAGAGGTATTAGAACCATCACCTACATTCTGTGCAACAGTACGACTCAAAAGTGGATTACTTGTAGTTCTAGAACCTGAAGAAGAATCACCGGCTGCTAAATAACCATTTGCACGAGCATTTGCTGCTGTTGTCGCTCCTGTACCACCATTTGCAACTGGAAGAGTTCCGGTTACGCCACCTGAACCACTAGCCGCAAGATTAGAAGCATCAGCACTTAAAACACCTGCGGTGAAAGTAATACCTGTACCAGCAATATTTGACTTAATAGCCAAACCGCTACTATCTGTTTCAAGACCAGAAACACCACTATTTAATTTAATCTGAACATTATCTCCAGAAGTTTCTAAACCTCCAGCAGCCGCAATATTGATAGAAAGAACACCACTTGCGATTCCTAAACCATCACCAGCCGCACTTGAAGAAATTGAAAGAACACCAGAAGTGAAAGTAATTCCATCACCTGCCGTGCTACTCGCTAAAGCAACATCGTTTGCATTGATTGTAATTCCGTCGCCTTGTCCAACATTTAATACATCACCGCTTTTTGTTAAACCAGCGCCTGCATCTATTTGCCCTGCGCCTGAGAACTGTGAAAAGACAAGAGTATCTGTATCTATTGTGTAAGAACCGCCACCCGACTTCGACTGAAGAACGTAACCACGATTTGCATTTGCAGTACCTTGCTCCACGAAGAAGAAACATCCAGCAGTTGCCTCTGTGCCTGTGTCGAAATCTGTAGCACGAGTTGGCGCACCAGAAGCATTAACCGTGTAAACACCATTTTGAGAACCTGTTGTTTGATCTTTCAGTAAGATCCTGTCACCCGTAGAGAGTGTTACACCATCTAAAGTGTCTCCATTTTCAACAGCGCTTGCTAAAGTCACATTTGCTGTCGAAGCCGCAACAACTGATTCTTTTGGATCTAATCCAGCCGCACGAGCGTCTACGTAACCTTTTGTTGCAGCATCACTAGCATTAGTGGGTTCCGCTAATCCTGTTACTTTCGTAACATTCACATGCCCACTAGCATCACGCTTCATAATTGTAGAAGCAGTATCTGATTCCGTAGCGTTATTTACAAGCGTATAATGCGCCGCCGCCATAAGTCCAGCAGTAGAACCATCTGCTTCCGCAATAGTCAACTGAGGACTTCCAGCCGTACCAGCCGTAACTGTCAAGGCAGTTGTATTAGAAGTGACATCAGTAAGAACTTGTTTCCAAGCACTACTATTGTAATACTTAATAATATTATTAGTAGTGTCGTATATTAAACGACCCTCAAACTCTCCAGAACCCGGATCTCCAGAAGAAAACTGGAACTTGGCATTCTGAAGTTCGTTTTGGTTGATGTTTAAATTGGTGACGAACTTCTGCGCCATATGTACCTCTGAACTACGTCAAATAAGCCGACCCTGAAAATGCCGCAGAAAATGTAATTGTAACCTGCGTATCCGAGTCATATTGTACATCACCTACCACCACTGTGCCGGTAGAATCTACAACTGTTACAGAAGGTCTACCTCCCAATGTATGTGTAATTACCCAACTCGTTGAAGCAGAACCTTGCGTATGCACATGACGCTCAGATCCTGTAAGCGTTATATATTCGGCAGGCCATGCTCCTGAATCCTTCGGACCCCAAAGACGGGCTTCACCAGTACTCATTTTCTCTATATACCAATTCCCATCTGCCCCTGTAGCAGTAACAGGTGCAGTGGTTCCAGTCAACAAGGCAGCCCTAGTACCACCACTAGCACTAGCAATAATTTTTACATAAACCGTATTCGGTGTAGCAGCCGAAGTTGTAACAATATGCCTAAGTTCTTCTACGGTTACGTCATAAGTTGTCATGTCGTCACATTCAAATTGAGATTAAAATTACCCTGTAGAAGCCTTTCAACTGCACCCGTGGCGTCCACTATCTCTAAATCATATACGCCACCCTGTGTCAGCGCCGCAGTATCTGCCGCTGAAATAGATAAAGTAACTGTCCCCAACGCTCCATCAATCGTTATGCGTCCATTTTCAGTAGTCAACTCTATTAAAGCCGTAGACGCTTCTAAATCTTTACGAACTTGCATTCTTGCCGTAAAAGAATCCAAATTACGAATGGTGTCATCAAAATTAGTTACTTCAATAGAGCGATCAAAAGTTGAACCTTGTTCACAAGTGAAATTGTAGATACCGGCAGGCATGTCTCACCTCTTGGATAGTTTGGAAAATTTAAGCACTTCTTTAATAGCCCCTTCCTTTAAAGAGCCTACATCATTCACAGGCTTCGCCCGGATTAAAGTCAGAATTGTCCAACTGCTCGTCAAAAAATTTATGAGCATACTCTATTAACCCCAAAGTATTCCAAGGGGTCGTGGAAGGAGAGGTGGAAACAAGAAGAGATATCCCGTCATCTGTCACAACTTCAGCAATGACAACGAAATCTTTTACAACAACTGGCAAATCCCCGTATTTGTATTCTACTTCAGCATCTACGATTTTTTTGGCAGGATCGTTGTTTTCCATGCCTTAATACTAACCCATGGGACATTCACCAGCGTCAGCCTCACGCTGATGCCTACGGTAGAGACCTTTCCTGTTGCTGGGTCGAAATCCGAACTTGTCCACACCGCGATTCTGGCCTTGTTCCCACATCTTTGAAAGTCCCATGATGATCTTGTTTACATTCTCTTTTCTTTTAATGGGAATTAAATGATATATAGGCGTTCCTGCCCGTATGGTAAATTCTCGATCCGACATGACTCGAACAACAACATGCAAATTATGGTAATAATCTGTGTTTACAATAGCCGGAAGAACCTCATAATCAGGACTTGGCTCATAGGCAACTGGTAAAACCAACAATGAATAACCCGGAGCAGTCTTATACAACCAAGGGGATACAATTTTTATATAAGGAGCCTCTGCACGCTCTCGCCCTTCATTGATAGGCGCACCTTTACACGCCTCATAACGAAAGCGTTCAACTTTAAAGTTGGGATCTGATGGTGTCGCGGTTACATCTTTAAGACCTATTGGCTGAAAATCCATGTCACCCCAAAGAGGCACGGTAATACCATGAGAAAGATAGTCTTGTATACCCTTACATCCAAGAATTGAACCTGTTGCGTCTTTAGGCATCTCTTTCCACCAGTCAGGCCAATTTTCTTGATTGACAACAGGATCGGGAAGATCATACAGACGATCACCTTTAGGGATCATCATTATTTCACCGGGTTTGACTTTCGGCCAATCCCGATAACTTCTAGGAGTTTTTGAGTTCTTTAAGTACTTCAGCATGATCCCTCATCGGTCTTGAATGTTTGGCTTCTTTTAAATCATATAAAAAATCTTCCACGCTGTCCACAACCCCATATGCTGCTATTGCATCAAGGGCAACACCTGCGTCAAGAAATCCTTGCCCTTGAGCCACATAACAAAAATGCAACATCCTGAACAATAACCCCGCTCCTTGCACATCCCCATTTTCTGGAACACGTTCCGACCAGACTCCTAAAAGATGTTCCAAACTGTCTGGAATGGGCATACTTTTTTGTTTGCACCAAAATTCTGTATCTTCACGGTCGCTCATGTAATGTAAACAAATCATATCTCTTATGTTCAACATCATATTTTTTATCGTTTGATTGTATTGATTTATACTGTATTCATTACCTTTACGAAACGAAGCCAAAAAACCCAACAAGGCAAAAGACTGATTAATAGTAGACCCGATAGAAGTAGCCTCTAACGGCTCAACAAAAGAACTCGCCAAACCAACGGCTACACAATTACCCACCCAAGGTTTTTCTAAATAGCCCGGATCGAAATTGAAATGTTTATAATCCGATATTGAAACATTCAACAATTCTTCCATCTCAGCAACTGCTTCTTCTTCGTTGCAAAAAGCCGAAGAATATACATACCCATTACCACGTTCTTTTTGAGTCGGAATTTCCCATGCCCACCCATTCTTTAAAGCCCTAGCCCGCGTATAAGGACGTATCTCCCCGCTCACATCAGAAGGTGTCCGAAAGGCTATTGCTGAATCTGTCAATAAATAGTTGCTGAAAGAATTCCATTTCACATCCGACAAACGTGACATCAGCACCCTGTTAAAACCGGAAGCATCTATCCAAAAATCAGCCTTCAAAGTAAGTGCTCCTACTTTTACACTTTCCACCCAGTCCGAATCCGATACGTGCACATCTACAACTTCATCATCTAAAATCCGTATATTACGTTTTTTACATTTAAAAGTTAAAAAATTGTTTAAAGCGTTTGTATCGAAATGAAATTGATTAACCGTCTTATGCGGTTCTATTGCCGAAACAATATTTTTTCGCTGATCTCCAACAATTGTGTACTCAGAAAACAGCACCTTTTTTGCTTGCAATCCCGCATACATCGCATTAAATTCTCCAACATGAGGAGGATTGCGAAGGCTTCCAATACTATGAAAATAATCAGGTGTATGTTTTGTCCATCCTTCAAAACGAATACCTTTCTTATGAGTCCCCTCGACAGCGGGTAAAAGTTCTGAAGCCTTGATATTCGCAAAATCCATAAAGGTTCGCCAGTGCTCCGTAGAGCCTTCTCCTACACCTATGGTCCCAATTTTACTTGACTTAATAATAGTTATTTGAAATTCAGGGAAAGCCTTCCGCAAGATCAACGCCGAGAGTAATCCTGCGTTTCCCCCACCAACTATTACGACTCTTCTGTCAATAATCCCTCGCGTGTCACGCATCATTTATGAGTGCCAAGTCACAATTACATATTTAGTTCCTTCTTCCACAGGAAGTGCCGTATGTGAATAAGGAAAACTAGAAGGCATTAAAATAATCGATCCAGCAGGAGGTTTTACTTTAACTTTAAACAACGGAATTTCTAATTCGCCTCCAGTGTAATCATCATTCAAATAAATGAGTAACGTCACTTGGCGCATGTTTAACGAATCGGCATCAGCATGCAACTGAAACTCTGTTTTATTCGTATACTTTAAACAACTCATCATCTCGCTTTTTTTCAAATTAAGCCTGAAAGCACTTTTATAATTCTGAAGAAGAGCGTTAACTTGTTGATTCAACTCTACTAAATGGTCTCTTAAAGCAAGAGCATCTGGATCATCAAGACGTTTAGCATTCTTCCCTATAAAAGGTTCAAAATTCATTTCAACGCTAGTACGTTTTTCACTCTCTATAGTGCCACGCGTTTTATTGGTATCAGCCATGCCATAAACCACAGATCGCCTCCACGGGGAATATGACGGGTCTTTATCGCCAACCAATTTTATTTTATCGAGCAAGGCTTCCGCCTCTGAATAATACTCATTCCACATACAAACTGCTGGTGCCAACTCTTCCATCTAATCACACGCCTGAGCCAAAATATAAATTTTATCACCATCGGTATTTGCAAGTGATCGATGTTCCGTCCACCATGACGTTGGCATCAAAAGCACCTCACCTTTCTTAGGCTTATAAGAAGCCCTGTTTCCTTCTGAATCTTTAATGTTTAAAAATTCCAACTCTCCACCTGTATAATTATCATTAACATAGAATAAATATGTGCCAGTTCTTTCCCCCTTGCGCACATCTTGATGAAAATCAAAAAAACCGTAACCGTCTGGATACACAAGCAATTCTTGTTGCTGCAATCTTTGAAAATTATACTTAATCCCTAAATCTTCCTTCAAAATCACTTGCAACTCGCGTGCCGAATCTATGACCAACTCAGACAAAATATCGTAGCCGTCTGGTAAGTTGTACAGCCGTCGTGCTGTGTAGCAGACACGTTTTTCTATATCTATATACGGCTCCACCGGCCCTTGGTTGCTGCCGCGATACATTTTAGATAATCGAAAAAAGTCATTTTCTGACAAATCTTCCACTAATGACTTGTCGTAATAATCATCGACAAATTTTTGCGCTACCTTACAAATAGCGTTAGCGGCAGTTACTTTAAAAACATATACGCTAGGAAGAACCTCTTCGACTCTTTCACTCTGACTTAGAGTCAATGTGATTTGTGACATGTCTAAATATTAGCAGTATCCAAGGCTATGACTCGTCCATTGACACCAGTATTAAAAGTGTAAGCAGGTGTACCTGCATCTCTAGTCACAACGATTAGAACCCCACCACCACCACGGCCTCCTCGTTGTCCTGTGTATCCTGTTCCTCCTGCTCCCCCCGGATAAAGTGTCGCGGGCACATGGGTTTGCACAGGAGCACCTTCGGCAGTCCAAGCCTCGCCTTCTTCAAAGAAATCAACTAGAACATCAGGATTCTCCACCTGTATAGGTTGACCTTCTTCATGTTCTTCAACGGGATCCCATTCACTTGCATGACCCGGCAACAATGTGCCGTATAACCACATAGGCTCACCCGTCCACGTTAGTACGTGGTGAAAAGAGTCGTGAGGGGGACCAGTACCGGGAGAGAATTGAGGAACGGCTTCCGTGTGATGTTCACCACCTGTATCTGCATACACTCCACTTACAGGCGGACCCTCTGCATGGCTTGTAGACGCAGGACTAGTATACGATGGTGCGGGTGTGCCATCAGTACCAGCAGTACCTGCCACCCCTGAACCACCCTCTGAATAAAGACCACCTGTACCAGTAATCACACGAGCGGCAAGCATCACCACTCCACCTCCGCGACCTCCACCGCCACCAGATCCACCAGTTCCTGCCGAACCTTTTCCTCCCGGCGATCCAACACTTGTTGCATTGGGAGGCCATGAACCATCTGCCCCTGCTCCATCAACCCCTTCAGCACCTGTACCTCCACCTGCTCCACCTTTAAGGCGAACAAAATCAGAACCACGCCGTTGATAACCGTTAATAGCAGCACGTAAATCATAAAAATCAGATTCAGTAACACCAACAGAACTAGTTACAGAACCAGAACCACTAAACGTATAACCGGGAACATACCCGTCCGGCTCACCGGCGCCACCCAAACCATCTACAACATTCTGACCTGCGGCAACTGTTCCTGCTAAAGAACCGGCTGTAACACTGCCAACAGATTCTTTAATTCCTAAATCCCCATTTAATGTCAATGTGTTCTTTACAAACACCCGCCAACCATTCGGATTTAAAGTTTTACCAGCATCAATAGTTAAATTGTTGTAATACATGTCTTCTGTGAGACTTGTATCAGCGGAGATGGTTACATCACCATCTTCTCCATTCCCAAAAACCAACTCACCATCAAACTGAACATCCCCAAATTCTCGTTGTGGCATAGCATCTATTACATACGGAATTAAATCTTTGTCTCGCCGAACGTCTTGGTAGCGTGCCTCTGCCATTAGTCAGCCTCTAAGAAAGAAGTTGTCCCCGCAGACCCTGTTCCAGCGCCAGCGGCACTAAGCGTATATGAATGACTTTTATCAGATGAAATCAATATCACTACCCCTCCACCAGCATTACCTGAAGCCGTAGCGACCACACTCCCGCCACCAAACAAATAACGTGCGGCAACAATTACTACACCGCCGCCATAATTCGTACCGTCACCAGCGCCACCTTTCAACAGGTTAATACTTCCATCACCGGGATTAAAAGAATAACCATCAACAGCGTTCAATGGATTTCGATACCACTTAGAACCACCCAAAGCGGCAGTCGGAGCCGTTGCTGTATGACTTGCCGATGCTCCACCTAAAGAATTAGTCACCGCGGCATTTTGAGTTCCAATACCTAAAGAACCTTGAGCAGACGGTCCAGCCGCCATTCCTAATGTTCCATTCAAATAAAGATTCCTTTGAACAAACACTCTGTATCCAGCCGTTGTCAAAGTTATACCTGAATCAACTGTTAAATCCAAATAGTACATATCTGAAGTTAACGTAGTGTTGGTACTGATCGTCACGGAACCATCTTCACCGCTTCCAAAAATATGCGACGGAGAATCATAAAAATCCGCTAAAGCATCAGGAGCGCCTATTCGGACAAGCCGCCCCATTATTAAGTCTCCTGTATGCCGAAGGAATGAACTGTTACAGAAGTGCCCACACTTGCTGAACCTTGTAGAAAATCTCCTGTAGCCATAACCGCAGACAAGTTCACAAAAGTTGTGGACTTGGCGTCTACAGAAACATCGTATAACACGGCATTCCCCACGCCTGCGGTTCCACCACTAGGAACCAAATACAGCGATATTGTTCGGTTATTAGTTGTTGTATTGCAAAGTGCTACCTGTTTCAGAATCGTTGTTGTTGATCCCGGAACTGTATATAAAGTGCTAGGTGATGTACCCAACACTGTTGGAGCATGCAATTTTGTTTGTGCCATTGCCATTAGACCACAACCTCCATATGGAACATAGTCTCTAGATCATCTAGAGTACCACTAGTAGTCGTCAAACTAGTATCAGTGGCGTAACTATACGATAAAATCTTGTCCTCAATAGCAGCAGAAGTCATAATCGAAGTGTCGTTATTGGCAAACGATTCACCCGATGATTGAACAGCCGCTATACCAACACTGTCCAAAGTTAAAGTTCCTGCAATTGTTACATCATTAGGAAGACCCACAGTTGCCGTACCCGAACCAGTTGATACTTCAATTTCGTTAGAAGTCCCTGCGACAGCAAGAACCACATCAGCCCACGCTAAACCTGTGCCCGCTGAGGAATTAGCAGTAAGCGCCTGCCCATTAGTTCCGACTGCCAGTCTCGTAGCCGTACTTGCAGCCGAAGCAGCAAAAATATCCCCCTTGGCTGTCAAGGTGGTTTGACGAACTTCATTTCCGTCTACCACCAAAACCCATGCCGTTTCATCGCTGGAGTAAACTTTTAAAGAATTATCACTAGAATTGTAATGAAAAAATCCTGACTTAGTTCCTGAAGCCGCACCACTACTTTCAGACCATCCAGCCGCATTTGTATTTATATTCGCAAAAGCGTCATTGAACTGAACACGCGTAAACGCATCTAAACTGGATGACCAGTTTGGTAATGAAGTAAATCTGCTTCCATAAGTGATAGTCATATTGTTGCTCCTGTGTAGATACTACACTTTAAGTAGGTAGTGTTATCCGCACTCTTTCTATATCTGCCGCAGATAATGCTTCTTTATACAAGGCAAAGTGATTGAATTGCCAACCCGGTTCATTGTCTGTATGAAAAACAATATCAGCATCTGCATTCCCTGTGCGAGAAGATAAACCTTTTGCTGTGGTATCAGTCGCATCTTGAATTTTTGTTCCATTTGCATAAATAATAATCTTTTCATTCGGCACATCTCGAACACAGCCAATATGATTCCATTGTCCCACACGGGAAGAATCATCCCACTGCACAGACACTGTAGACGTAGCAGTTGCAGAGGAATCATATTTATCTGTAACAGTAAAAATCACATCATCTCCATTGAATCTTAAATTACAATTCGGATGGTAGAAGACGTAATCATTGTTTCCTGAATCCATTTTAAATCGCCGATAATTCAAAGAAATACTCAAATCAGTCTCTCTGCCAACAATTAAATTCGGAGCCATTCGACCTCCTTCACGATTTTGTTGAAATAAATTTCGATCAACAACCGTAGAGAACTCGTAAGCGTCTGCCGCTTCCCAAGCCCGTGTTAGAGTCCATGTTCCACTTTCCGTATCAGTTCCCGTACTACTAGTAGTGGTGTGAGTAGTAAGAATACTAGGAAGAAATGTGTAAGTTTTAGTCCCCGCTACTACAATCTTCCAAATTTGTTTACCTCCATAAGTTGCAGCATTCCAAGTAAAAGTAGTAGCCGTTCCACTTCCTGTAGCCGTAGTCGAATTTGTGTAATACACCGTCCAATTGTAAGAATCACTGTCCATTCCAGAGACAACAAGAGTGTCGCCAGAACTGCTTTGAGTTCCCATATATAAATAGTCTGTACCCGTATGAGGTAAACCAATCCAATTAGAAACAGGCAATGGAGAAGCCTCATAAATAAGACTAAGACCCACATCAGTATTCTGATCTGAACTTTTTGTAAAAGTGTCTATACCCTCGTAAAGAGTGCTCCCCATTTCCAAATCAATAACAGTTGTCATCGGATTAGCCATAGATTAACCCCACGATCCCGTGTAAGAACTATCAAGAGTGCCATCATTCACAATGGCTCGGTATCCAATAATTCCATTATCAGCATGATTTACTTGAAAGAAGTCAGCCGTTAACGTCTTGTCATAAACATTTGGACTAGACAAAGAAACAGAATTGATTAAATAATTTGTTGGATGACACACATCCGGCAAAGAAGGAGCCACGAAAAATTTTGTAGTAGATCCTGTCACAGAAATTCGTATCCACCGTGTTCCCAATGTGGTGAAATCATACAATTGTGTATGCGTTGCAGAACTATATGCTGTCGAAGCCGCTGATCCTGATGTTCCAGTCAAATATTTTAAAACTCCTGTTTCATCTATAACACATGCCCGATAATTAGAAGTACCAGAAGTTCCTTGCTGGAATAAAATGATGTCAGATGAATTTCCATAATTAATGTCACTGACAAGAAAAACATAATCGGCATCTGTTTCCCCACCCGACAAACCTGTGGAGACTGTTGCAGCCCTCATATAAACCTTAGAGCCACTAACTCCACATGGATAAAAAGCAAAATTCTCGTTATATCGTGCACTGGAAATAATCCCATAACGAGAATCTTTAGGATCAATCGCAGTTGTCGCTGATGTTAACGAAATGTGCCTACCTGAACCCGTCAAATCTGGCACTGCCGCACAAGCATCATTTCCAAACTTAAACACAGTGTCATCATTCGCCGCTGCTCCCGCACCCGGAACATTCACAGATAAAAAATCTTGTGCCTCAAAAGCAAATGCAGCAGCATCTCTCGGCTTGTTTGACTGTGTTGCCGAAACACCCATAGCAAGCGTTGGTTCCATTTCTGAAGAAACACGATTGCCATCTGGATCTGGATCAACCTCTGTGTCATAAACATACTTAACCAAAAACGGAGATTCTCGATCATGTCTTTTAATCCTATGAAAATAAGAATCAGGTGTGGTTGTGTCTAGCAATGTTTTTAAATATCCCCGCATTGAAACAGGGCGACCTGCATGCAATCCATTAAAACCATATTCAATTTGATCACGATAAGACTGTAAATCTTCATAAGAAGATGATCTAACTTTTGCCCATGACGTTGAATCGGCAGCCTCGTCCGTATCATCTGACAAATCCAACTCCTGCCACGTTGTAGAGTCACTCGCTTCCGCCCAACCCGGAAGAGACAGCCACATACTCAGACCTGTAAAAGGATTAACTAAAGTAACCCCCACCAACTGTGCAAGCCAAGTTAAATAGGCTTCTTTCGTTTGTTGTGGATCAGTTAATGCAGACTTTTCTTCTATTCCTGTATCAGAATCTGTAGGTCTCACATACCGCCAACTTGCTAATTCATCTCCAATAGTTACGCCAGTGGAATACAAGGAAGACAAGAATCTTTTAACCATGCGCAAATGTCCCTGCGTTTCATTGTCTTCATTTGCGTCTTCACTTATAATAAAATCAGGCAACAATCTGTAAGTACTATTTATAGTTACACCATGCATGAGCAGAGACATGTCAACAGCAAAAACATCAGACAATATAAACGATGTTTTTGCCGCAAGGGGAGCATCAACTGTAAAAACTAATCTTGCGTAATTTGCTGCAAGAGGAACCCAAAATCGTGCTGCCCCTGCTACCGGACCACCCTTGTCAAAACCATTCCTATTAACATGAACCGACAAGGGCGAACCTAAAGGATAAGTTGAAGTTGCGTCCGCAGGAAGTTTTATAAGATTTATATGATTATCCGTACTCGCTACCCACTCCCCGTTTGTTACCTTTTGCCCCGAAGGAGTTATAACAGTACCTCCACCGCCAGCCGTAACGGTAAAATATTCAACCTTTAACTCCGCCTCTTTTTCTGCATAAGCAGAACCTATAGTAATAATGCCACTTGCTGAATAATCTTTAGTTGGTGAAACAGCAAACAAAGGAGATGTCACTGTCACCTCTCCAACAGAATCAGCAGTAACAAGTAAAGCATCTTTACCGACACCACTGCCTAAACTCGTTTCCTGAAACCCTAAAGCAGCAGCAACTCGTATGGAAGAATTAGTAGACGACCACTTAGTAGCATTAAATACAATGCCATTCGACTCCAATAAATTAACTGGATCTGCCATTTTAAGAAACCGTAACAGTTAATGTGCTTGGATAGGTCAACATTCCCAAACGGTTCATACGAATATCACCTGTTAAGCCACCCGTACCATCCGTAACGGCGCCCGATAAAACTTCTGCACGAACAGCAGTTGAAGTTTGAGTAAATGTAACAGCGTCAGTTCCAATGGTTCCTGCCGTGCTACATGAAAAACCTTTACTTCCATTTGTAGACCCAGCAGTCACCCAAACAAACTTATCAACCACCAATTCATTGGTAGTGTCAGCATCAGTTGTTCTGGTCAACACCCAATTTGAAGAACCGTCGCCAACGGTTGTGACTTCATAAATACCATTTTGAAGTCCAGCAGTTTGATCTTTTATCAAAATTCGATCTCCAGCAGAAGGAGTTACACCATCTACACTGAAAGCCGCTTGTGTCGAACTATTAGTTAAAGTAGCCCCTACACCTGATGTCCCATTAGCGTAAGTCGCTGTCAAGTTTGCCGTAGATGCCGCTCCAACAGTTTCTTCTGGCAATGTCAAAGTAACTGATTTAACATAATCAACTCCAGTTACGGCATCCAACAAACTAATAATTTCATTTTTCCTAACAACCCTGCCCCAATCCCATGCATCTGAATCAAGATATCCCTGCAATGCAGCCTCTATAGCAGTAGTTACCGTTCCAGAAGCAGCAGTACTGGTTTTATAAACCTCACAAGTAACGCCCACTCCTACAAGTTCAGCATTATGAATTTCAATTGTCAAACCTGTTGCAGACTTTCCATCAACATCAGCAGAAATAGTAGAAATATTAGCGGCAGATACTGTTGCGTCTTCTACAGACCTCGTATAACCATTTACATTTTCTCCAGCGACAGACAATAAAACATATCCATTATGCGTTCCTCCACCTGTCACCATGTCCCTATCGGAAAATCGACGCGTATTGTAGGCTTTAGCACGAAAAACTGTTCCCACATAATTAGTCAACACATGACTTCGCAGTTGTTCTTCAGTCGCTATAACCGACGAATGTGACTTTAATATTGTTATAACACGATTAAAAAATTCTGTATCCGTTTCTGCATTTAATCCACCTGATGGTTTTACAGAAAGAGTTATTGTTTTAACATACGGCAACGTAGCCAAGGATTGCAGCGCCGCCCCATTAGAAGGAGTGTTGTAATCTACTCCAACTGTTTGAGCAGTGACCGCCACATTAGATAATGTTGTACTACCTGCCGCTATAGTCGCCACCTCATCTGTCAAAAACACATAAGCAGAACCGTCTGTTCCAAAATACCCAAATGGAGTTGACTTAGGAATATCGTGACCATAGTTATCTGTAAAAACAAGATCAATTTTTGCTGTGGCTTTTGCACCATTTGACCGCGTGACACCATGCAATTTCAAAAGTGTTTCCACTGCGGCACCGGGAAGCCTATTAGCAGCATTGGCTAAATTAGCAGTTTGAAAAGCAGTTGCCTCTAAAAGTGTAGTTTCTATTTGCCCTACACGCGGTGTCCATTCTGGAAGCAACGCTTTAGCGCGTGTAATACTGTCTTCTAAAATGTTTGCAACTGTTGCATCATATGGAGTTAAATCAACATACGATGACCAATCTGGAGAAACCATAATAATCCTTAACGTCCAAAGTTGACTTCGATAGTGTCTATTGCGCCTTGCGTTTTAATAACTCGAATATCCGTAATGCCTAATGTTGCACCATAAAAATGACCCATAGCATCTATCATTTCAAGCGGGTGAAAACGATCAAAAGTAGGATCCGTAACTCCAAAACTCGGAAAAAGTGGTCGTTCCCCAACATGCGTAGAAATAAATGCTTTAATTTGTTCTGCCTTATACTCATCTGAAGTATCAGAAACTTTAAAAAATTCACCCCTATTGTTAATCTTTAGGGGAAATGATAGTACATCCATATATTCCTACTTTAATATCTACAACTACAGGATTTTACCGCGTCGCTCGCCTCTGGACAGAAACAAAATCAGGACAATGGTTCATCACCCCACATCTCACTCCACGTTCCCGGACCGACGATCCCATCACGAGGGAGACGATTGATGCTTTGGAACTGAAGAACCTTCCACCAAGTTTTCCATCCAAACACACCATCTGGAATACCACAATCAATACCTAAAGCACCCAAACGTCGTTGCATGACCTTGACACGATCCGAACGCTCCTTCCGCCTTATAGGATTTGTTTGAATTTGAGCAGTCAATTCTGCAAAATATTTAGCCAAAGCCGCCCAATCCATTACAGGCTCTTTAGTTTCTTCTTTAATTCCCGCTTCCGTCATAGCAGGAGCATCAAACCAATCAACTGACTGTCTAGGTTGATGATGCCACCACTCTGAAGGAACAGTTGCATGCAACCCGTATGACTTAGCGATATTTTGAACTTCCCATTTCTTAATCCCGCTGCCACAAAGCCCGAAGTCGATCGCATAGCAGTACCCATCTTCTTGCTCCATATGCCAAGACCCTCGCCATATCCCTTTGCCGTCTAAACCTTTAGGTCCAAACCTTCTATCAGGATCAGCGGCTAAATTAAAACCAGCCTTACGAGCCTTATAGCCATCATAATAATATTTCTGTTTTGCGTACGTTCGACATCCACTTGTGACTCTCACACGCCCTTTTATGCGTGGATCTTCAAAAAATGCTTCCAGTCGCTTCACTAAACGTGGGTGTAGTAGTGAAAGGTCAACACCTTTTTTTGTTGGGATATTCATCGTTATGCCTCCAATGCAGCAACGCGTGTTTTCAAATCTTCTATATCAGCATCACGCTGATCAACAGCAGGCTGTTTAGCCAACATTTTTTCATCGAAGTCCGCTATGTAATCAACAGCAGACTGTGATTGAAATTTAATACCTTCTAATTGTGCTTCTATTTCTTGAATTGCTTTGATCGCAGGTGCTATAAGTTCGCCGTATCTTAACCCTTGACGGGTTTCTTCGTCTCTTGCTGGTCGAACAGGACCATCCATATACGTCGTTCCGTCTGGAGCGGCTACTTCTGTTTGTTTGAGTTCTTCTTCTGCTGGGGCGATAGTTTTTGTCCAAATAGCAGTTACTGATGCTTTGTCTCCTAAAGCAGTTTCAACTTCTTGTCCTATGAAACCGTAATGCTTTCTTGTGCCCGGTTCGCCTTTTGTTTCTTTCCATTTGTATGAAACAGGACGGAGACTTTTAATAAAATCTAAACCTAAATCTGAATCTTCTATATCTTTTTTAAGATTCACGTCAGATGTTTGGATAGAACTATTCGTGGCGTAAATATCGTCCCAACGATAACTCGACCAACCAAGATCAAAAGTGTCATCAATAGTCGGATGAAATGAACCGCCCCAATAACCATATTTTCCGAGTTGAATCCAGTAATAACTATCTCCATTCATGGAAGGAGCAGTTCCACCGCTAGTATCATTCCAATTCATAAAGAAAATTTCGGTGCCAGTACCAGAACCACCATTGTAACTAGGATAAACCACCCACGAACGGTAAAAATCACCGCTTGGAAGTCCATGCTTGTTGCCTGCACGAAATGAAATGTAAGTATTATTCCAGTTCGCTAAAGAACTTCTAGCAACACCACCGTATGTGCTAGTCGAATATCCGCCCCAAGCACCTGACTGATACATTGTCCACTGGCCAGTCTGATAATCGTACATCCCAAAATCGCCTCGTGTAGAGCCATGAAGTCCGCCGGTACCCCCACCACCCGCAAGCAGGGTCTTGTCTAACCTTAAACCAGCACGGTTAGAATCCGCATGACTTGTAGGTTCAACATGAACCGTTGTTCCAAACTCTTCCGTTGCGCCACCAAAACGGTAAACACCCTCACTAATCCAATCACCATCTTGATGACCTGCATTAAAAACCAACAACTCATCAGGACGCGCCTCCTGAAAACTCACCCACACCGCATCACCAACCGCAGGAGGAGGACCGACATAAGGAAACGGACCAGCATCCATATGACCCAACCGCGGAACATCCACATGAATTCCATAAGGATCCTGATCAGCAGTAATAACCTGAGTCACTGTTCCCTGATAGAAACCTGAATTGCCTATCTTCTTATTTGAATAGGCTTTTGTTCTACTTGGATACGGCATTACTTACACACCTTAATGTCTCACACTGTCTAATGTCTAACATTGCTATTTACGTTTGGATTCAAATCGTCTATCACTAACGCCCCTTCTGTGCTTGTATCGGCAGGAGGATTAGAAATGTTCACAGGAAGACCCTCTTGCTCAAAATCCCCATGAGGAACGCGCCCCGGCATAAGCACATACCAATCATCGTCATCAATTATCCCATCACCTATATATTTCACATAAGTTTCTGCTGTCCCATATTCTGCACGCTCACGATGGGTAAGCAGATCAGACACATACCCTTCTTCTTTTACGATATTTGTCAACTTTTCCCCATTTGCTTTTTGCCACTCGATTACCGCCGCCTTAGTTTTAGCATCAAAAATACCTGATTGTAAAATACCTAATTGAAGTTGCAAACGTTTAACATCCCCTTGAGGAAACTCTCTTGATCCAATTCCTTCTTTTAATGTTCGCGTCCCATAAGGAATAACACCACGCCCTGCTGTAACATCTGCCGCCGTATCTTTAGTTTCCTTCAAAGTCCTTCCTTGAATAGCAACAGGACTTGGATCACCTTCTGCCCAAGTGATGGAAGTAATCAAATGTTTTCTATCATCACTAAAAGGACCACAATTTTTAAAAGTAACCGTCATCCCCGGACGAAGTTTCATACCATTATCTCGTGGAACTTGTGCTGTAAATGTCGAACCCGCCCAATCGTCATCACTCTGTGTCAAACTAAGCGAAAATGGATACCAAGCATCCTGTGTATCAGCAAGCCTGTCAATAACAATCCCCGGTTGGTGTTCTATAAGAAAATCTTCACTAGAAAAATACAACACACCGTAAGATTCAAAAACTACAAATTGATTATCAGCAGCAAGTCTCTGTAAAACATCCCACGTTGATTCATCAATCTCATTATTCTGTTGACGAGTAATAGAAGTATTCTCCGCCGACTCTTGAATAAACATTTTTAATCCATATTTTTGAGCCTTTTGCTTTGCATACTCTGCCGCAGAAACAGCGTCATTCTTCTCAGGACCCGTTTCTCGTCTCATCTGTTGAATTGGTCTAGCACGACAAGCAATGTCAACCGTGTCAAACATGCCCGCAGTCATATTCATGTCACAACGAGCAATTTCATATTCATAGCCTTTATAAGTAACAGGACGACGAACTTGAAAATAGTTATTTCTCAACATCTTAAAATCAGGATCAAAAACGCTAAATGTCATTTCTGTTGTCATATCGAGTGTCATATCAACACCCATTTCTATGATCGACTCTGCTATTTCTTCCGATTTTGTGCTACCCACCTCATGTATAACAAGAGATTGAATAGCCATCCTTTCTAAAAAAGCAACCATTACTCGTCTTCTTCATAATCCATATTAAAAGAGTCATAATTATTAAACCCATCAGTACCAGCGGCGTTATTTCCCGGACTTATCCTCGCAGGAAGTGATGGAATCGTAGGTATCTGTGACATTTGTGTGTTCCATTCCGAGTCTTTTGAACCCACATTGGTATACGCACCAATATAAAAACTGCTACTATATCCTGCAATCTGCTGCAACCACTCTGGTTCGCCTTCCAAGCCCGCCATTGTTGCGGCTTCTTGTGCTTTCCTCGCCGCCTCATTAGCAGACCCGCCTTCCCTCTCCTCTGGATTCCCGTCACCAGTTGACGCTGTTGTATTCGGAGTAATGGCATCACTTGAAATTGCTTTAATGTTTGACACCGTTGCATTAACTTTATTAACTTCTTGAAGACTTATTGCAGCGGTCGCACGAGTTATTGCACCCGAAAGGTCACGCATTTTAGAAGTAATACTAAGTTGAACTATGCGAACATGGAATCCTAATTGTTCTCCCCCGTGTGTAAATGTAAGATCCCTATCCTCAGAAGCAAGCGTCTCTAAAGCCTCAATCTGATTCGCAATAGACGCTGTACCCCCACTTGGTCGATCCGCCAAAACAGCATTCATTCTCACTTTTCGGTTTTTTGGGTTCGTGGCCTCCAATAATGGCACCCTCCCCGGACGTTGAACTTCTCGATACTCTAAAGCCGAACCCTCATAAGTTATATTTTTAGGGCCGAAAGGAAATTCAAACGACTTAGAACCGCCCACTCCACCCCTGTCAACCTGCTTGAGCACTACACGTCCAACTCCCTTAATCCGCTCGATAAGGTCTTCGGTATCGAAAACTGCTATTTGAAAACTAATTTTTGTAGCCATTTAGTTTGAACCCCCACCATATGGGTCCCAAAGCGCAAAGCCATCTAAACCTGCTGTTGTTATTGCTTTCATTGCCTTTGCTGTCCGCTCTACCTTTGTATCCCCCTGAGCGGGCCTGAAGTCCTTCAATACAGCACGTTCGGATGCGTGTTGATCACTCAAACCAAGCGCCTCACCCATCGATTGCTTTTGCTCCTCGGTTAATGAACTATCTAGCAATAGATCAAAAGCATATGCCAATTTCAAAGAGGCACTTTCTACTTCGCCTAATGCTACTGCGGTTTTCTTCGCTTGTTCACTATGCATCGCTTTAGTTAGACCCTCTAAAGCCTTTTCAGGATCGTTGGACATTAAAGCCTTTTTCATCAACTCGTGTGACTGGCCTTTGGTATATAAACCAGTACCAGTCATCATCTCAAACATTGATTGACCTTCAGCAGTTTTCAAAAATTCTGGTAAAAGATTATTAGGATTAGCCGCCGCCATACCCACGCGTGTCAACTTCTGAATTCGCGAATCTGAAATATTGTAACCTCGTCCCCGCATCATCTCGCCCCACCCCTGCATGGACAAACCGAACCAACCCAACAATTCAGCACCCTTGAGACCTAACGCCTGACCCTCTGCCATTGTTGTCACAAGAACATCCTGCGCAAGAGCGTCATCAAAACCACCCGCTTGCATCACATTGCCCAAAGCAGTATTAGCAGCCATCGTATTTTGCGCTGCCTGCAATCTTTGCTGTTGTGGTGTTCCAACAGCAAAAACACTATTTGCTATTCTGCTGGACAATATCCCCGTCAAACTAGTTCTATACTCTGGCGCTCCATAAGTCTTATACCTCTCATTCCGCCTATGATAAAACTCAACAAGATCGGCAGTCTTATGTAACGCAAGCCCATATCGTTCAGCCTGTGCTTCAATATCTAAAGCGGCTTCACCTGTGATGTCGGCAATGCTCGTCAAAGCAGATTCCAATCTGGTAAGCATTCCAGCACCTTCGAGACCTATACCCGACTTGTTTCTATACATTTGATCTCGATAACTTTTATACGAAACGCCTTGTTGTTCGGCATTAATCCTCAATTGATCAGTATCACGTAACAGTAATTCGTAAGATTCCAAAGCATCTCTTATTCCCTGACGGGTTGATAGATTGCCCATGTCTGTAACAAAGTTGCGTTTAGATTTATTAGCGAACTCTACGCCTAGCCTTTCATATTTTCTCTGGTTCTTCCAGCCGCTGACCCCACCCCAAATACCTCCGCCTATCAATGCCGCAAGACCCGCCGGCGTTGCCCCAAGCGCCATAGCCGCAGGCAGTCCAGCCAGAAGCCCAGCGCCCACGCCTGTTCCTGTCCCACGCGTTTTACTAGCCGCTATTAAGCCCATTATTGCAGCCGCTCCACCGGCCATCTTCATGCCGCTGATAGGCACCCCTTTTATCACACGCTCGCCCGCCATCATTAAGGGTGCTGCCATGCTCATCTGTTGCATCATTGACGTCACCTGATTGTCGCCACCGATCATTCCTGCC